GCGCAAGCCGCCAAAGCGGTGGCAGATCGGGGCGAACTTGACACCATCGTACAGCGCACGCTGGAAAGGATAAACGTGTAATGCCCTACCACATCGAAGCAGAAGACGGCGTGTTTTGCGTCTACAAAGACGGCGACGCCGAAGCGATGGAGTGCTACGACAACGAAGCTGACGCCGAAGCCTACCTCACGGCGCTGAACATCGCCACCGCCGACGAAGCCAAAGCGGAGAGCGATACGCACACGCCGCCGGAAGCGGTGGCAGACAATGCCCGCATGGCGCTCGAAGTGAGAGCGGAGAAGCCGCCGAGTCAGCGGGGCATGACCCCAGTCGGCCTTGCTCGAGCACGGCAACTTGCCAATCGTCAGCCGGTGTCAGTCGCCACGCTCCGGCGCATGGTCAGCTACTTTGCCCGCCATGAGGTGGACAAAGAGGGTGCGACGTGGGAGGAGCAGGGGCCCGGCTGGCAGGCATGGATGGGCTGGGGAGGCGATGAGGGCTGGGCATGGGCTCGGCGCATCATTGAGGCGGAGGATACGAAGTCATTTGACGACCCCCATATAATGGAAATAGGAGGACAAGCGATGGAAGACACGGTTAAGACACTGCCCACAGCGGTGAAAGCGATTGGCGAGTACACGGTCAAGGGCAAGGGCATCGTATTCGGAGGATTTGACCTCACCGAAGACCGATTCACTGCCGACACCGACCTCGGCGGATCACGGCCATTCGAGGGCATGCCCGTGTTTTATGACCACGCTATGGGCGGCATCAAGTCGCAAATCGGCATGGTCAAGGCATGGATTCCCACCGATGACGGCATTGACGTGGAGATTGAGCTCGACCGCCGCCACCAGTACGCCAGTGAGGTGATGAAACTCGTGGAAGCTGGCGCACTCGGACTCAGCACCGGCGCCGTATCACACCTTGTCGTCCGTGAGCCAGTCAAGGGCGGCTATGAAATCAAGCGCTGGCACGTCGCCGAAATCAGCTTGACCCCGACACCAGCGGAGCCCCGTACCACACTGGGGGAAATTGCCAAGACCCCAGAGGATTTGGGCTTGGTCAAGAACATCAAAGTCAAGAGCGAAGAGGTTGAGTCTGTGAGCATGGCTGCAGATGAGACATTGCCTGACGATACAGAGACTACACCAGACGCGGCCGAAGTGGCCACCGAATCACCAGAGGAGACCAAAGCCATGCCAGAAGGCATCATCGACAACGCTCGCCACGACGAGCCACAGGTAAAGGCGGCATTGCCCGCCGCTCCGTCCGAAAACCCATTCGACAGCAACGAGTACGTCCGTGCGTACAAGCGCTTCATCGATGTGAAGAACCCCATCGAAAAAGCGGAAGACAGCTACGAGGTGCATCAGGTACTTCGCAACGCCACCAAGGCTTACGCTGTCAAGACGCAGACCGAAGGCACCAACAACGACGGTGGGTTCACCGTCCCCACGCAGGTCAACCGCATGGTGGTAGCACGGCGTGATGAGTCGAGTTTGCTTGGCCAATTTCGCTTTATGCGGGTGACTGCTGACGGCTGGAAAACCACCATCCCCGCACAGAGCGCCAAGGCCACGGCCGCCATCGTCGGCGAAGGCGTCACCGCTACCGCCAGCGAGCCGAACATCGCCAACACCAAGACCATCCAGCTCTACAAGGATACTCTCGAGTTTGCCATCACCGAGGAGTTGCTCGCCGACACCGCCAGCAACTACGAAGAGTTTCTCATGAACGAGATTGCCCGCGCCATGGCAGTGAGTGTCAACACGTTCATCATCAAGGGCACCGGCTCGTCACAGCCCTACGGCATCTATGCCCGCGTGACCAACGACATTGCACTCGGCGCCACCACGGCGACGTCGGCGCAAGTACTCAGCGTGAGCACGGGTATCAACGGCGAATACATGACCAACGGCGAAACCGGCTGGATTATGCGCAATGCCACTTGGGGCGTAGTACGTGGTCTTGATCTCGCCAACACCGGCATGCTTCTGACCAGCATGGAGGGCGGCGTTCGTCGAATCGAGTCATGGCCCGTAGCGCTGAGTGAGCAGGTGGACGCCTACGGCACCAGCACCAACGAGCCACTCATTTTCGGCAACTTCAACTACTACGTCTTCGCCGAGCGCACCGCCGGTGTGCAGATTGAGCGCGACTACAACCCACGCACGGGCATCACCTACATGATTGCCAAGTGGCGCTTCGGTGGCGATGTCGCCCAGCCTGAGGCCTTCGCTATCGGCAAGCACGCCTAATATCACACTGGGGAGCGCTGATGGATCCGTCAGCGCTCCCCACTGGAGCGCTATGAAAATCATGTTACTGTACGCCATGGCCGCACTGGGACACGCAGGAGAGCTCATCATCCATGCGCCAGGCGACATCATCGAACTCAGCGAAAGCGAAGCGCAGACGCTGATTGCACAGGGGCAGGCAATGCTGATTGAGGAGCCCGACCCCATCCCAGCAAAGCGCACGACGAAGAAGGTTTTGTAGCATGGCATACTTCACGACGGCAGAACTTAAAGCCTACTTGGGCATCACGTCGTCGTCGGATGATGTCCAGCTTGGCTACCTGCCTGACCGGGTCACCGAGGCAATCAACACGTACTGTCATCGGCACTTCGAGCCAGAAGCCGAGCACGGCCCTGCTGCGAGCCATACGCACTATTTCACCGCACTGCTGACCGTGGATGGCGGCGATTTGCTCGACTGGCGCACACTCAACCTCAACCACGACCTGGCAGAGCTCACGAGCATCACCAACGGCGACGGCACCGTCATTTCTGCGAGTGATGTGGTTCTGCTTCCGCTCAATGTGAAGCCCATCAACTTTATCCGCATCAAAAGCGGAGTTAATGTCACGTGGACGTATACTACTTCGCCAGAAGCGGCGATCGCTGTCGCTGGCAAGTGGTCGTACAGCCTCGACATCCCCGCCGATGTCAAAGCGGCGGCACTTCGTTGGGGGGCGCACCTCTACCGACTGCGCACGGGCGCAACATCTGTCCCTGCTGACATCACGGTGAGCGCTGACGGCAGTGCCTTTGCATCGAACCGCATCCCGAGCGATGTGGCGCAGATGCTCAAGCCGTACATCCGGAGGTCATAGCATGGCAAGCAACCTCGACAGCATCTTGGACGCACTCGAAGCGATGAGCATCAGCGGGTACAGCTACACCGTCCTGCGAGGCTCCACGCTGAAGAACGTCGTGGACATCGCCACCACGCCGTGTCGCATCATCAGCGCCATTGGGATAGAGTCTGGTCAAGTCGGGCAGATGACCCCCGTAGCAAATGGCATTCTGCGCATCACGTGGACGATTACCGACAGTGCCCTCATGCGCCCTGCATCGCTGGGTATCGGGCTGATGGACATCGCTCCAGCGATGGAGGGCTATGTGACCGCATATCACGATGCTTTGCGCAGTCTGCACACGGCGGCGCATCGCTGGACCATCACCGAGCCGCGGCTCCGCTCACAGATACTCGAGTGGCCAGCGGCGTCGGGACAGTATTTTGACGCAGTCGTCGCTACGCTGAGCGTGGTCGACATCATCCAGTAAGGAGACATAGCATGCCAGGCATCGAATCCGCCATTACGGGCAACAAGTGGACGCTGAGCGTCAAAATCGGTGACGGCGCATACGCCAGCATCGCTGCACGAAACCTGAGCTTCACACCTCCTCCGATCGGGCGTGAGGTGGGCGAGTACTACACGCCGGACAGCAACTACGCCAAAGGCATCGTCGGGCCATACACGTCGGGCGACATGACCATCAGCATCATCTACACGGAGACCGCTTCGGAAGCATGGCGACTCCTCGAGGCGGCCGTGCATGACGGCACGAGCGTACAGCTCAAGTGGAGCATGGCGGACAGCACTGGCTACACAGAGACGGCGCCGGGCTGTAAAATTCGCTCCGTCATGCCGCCAGAGGGCATCGCAGGCAACGCCGAGGTGCTGGCTACGGAAATCGTAGTGTGGGTACCCGGCTTCAACGAATTCACCGCCGCCGCATAGCAGGGCAGGGCGGTGTGACGGGACACCACACCGCCCCGCCATGATTTTGTGTCCCGCATAGAGGAGTGTCCCACATGGAGTACATCGTTAACCCCGATGACATCTATCTCGACGACATCGCCGAGCTCAGCGACGCACTGAAGTCATCTGACTTTCATCGCCTCAACATAGTGCTGGTACGCTGTGTCACCGACGCCGATGGCAACCCGGTCACACGCATCAAAGCAACGCATGCGGTGAGTCTGGCCAAGCGCATCATCGAAGCGATCACGGAGCAAGACTTGGGAAAATGAAGCTGGCGGTGATGGAGCACCTATGGACAGATGGGCCAATGCCGCTGGAGTATCTCGAGCTTGTGTTGTGCCGCGATGTCTATCACTGCCCACCGTCGCAACTCCCGCCGTGGCACAAAGTACGCCAGCACCTCGTCATCATGGAGGTCGAGGCGCAGGTGCAGAAGCTCCGCAGTAAGAAGAGGAAGTAAGCATGGCCGAGACCGTCATCATACGATTTAAGGGCGAAGACGACGTATCGAGCGTTGCCAGTGACATCGAAGGCAAGGTCGCTGATGTCGGCAAAGCCGCAGACGGCGTCAGCTCTCGATTCAGCTCACTCAAAGAAATCGGCATCGGCGCACTGCGTGGCATCGGTGAGTTAGCGCTAGACGTCGGCAAAAATGCGTTGAGCGGCACGTTTGATTTTTTCAAAAGCGCCGTGCAGGGCAGTGCTGAGTACCAAAGTGCACTTGCTCAGACCGAAGCAGTGATCGACTCGACGGGCGGTGCTGCGGGACTCAGCGTCAAGCAGATGGAAGACCTCGCACGTGGTTTGTCAGCGGCGAACGGGCAAAGTCTGTTCACTGATGACCAGCTCCTCAGCGCACAGAACGTTCTTGCCACGTTCACCGAGATTAAGGGCACGAATTTTGCTGACGCCACGGGCGCCATCGCCAATCTGAGTCAGGCGATGGGGCAAGACCTCAAATCCTCTGCGGTACAGGTGGGTAAAGCGCTCAACAATCCGCTCGAGGGACTCAGCGCTCTCACTCGAGTGGGCGTGGGATTTACTGAGGAGCAGAAAAACGCCGTGGCGGCGCTCATGGAAACAGGGAACGTTGCTGACGCGCAAAAGATTATTTTGGGCGAGCTTGAGCGCCAATTCGGTGGTAGTGCGGCGGCGGCGACGGGCACATTTGCGGGGCAGATGGTGGTCATGTCGGAGAAAATCGAGGACGCGAAAGGCGCCATTGGCGATGCGCTCTTGCCGCTTCTCAGCGAGCTCACCACCGTTTTTTCAGAGCAAATTTTGCCGATTATCCAAGACGTCACAAAACGCATCGGCGAGTTCTTCCAAGGCATCAGCGACAACGGCGGCGTCATGGCGTCGCTCGACGACATCAAGCAAAGCATCATGGGATTCATCGACTCACAGCCGGTGCTTCAAAAGCTGATTGAGCTGGGTACGAAAGTGTGGGAGACGTTGACCAGCCTCTTCGCTGATGTGACAGAGCTTGCCAGTGATCCGGCGGTGCAGAATTGGATTGGGCAGGTCGCCACGGTGCTCGAGGCGGTGTTCATCGTTGCCATTGATGCGGCAATCCTGGCACTTGATGCGCTCAAAATTGCATTCAGCCTCATCGTGGACGGCATCAAGATTTTCGCCAATGCGATGACGCCGATTTTCAACTACGTGTACCCAAAGCTCACCGAGGTGCTCAACGCCATCTCAGCACTGCTCCGAGGTGATTTCACGGCGGCATGGAACACCATCAAGACCGTGGTGTCGGGCGTGTGGGAGGACATCAAGACCACCACGCTTCGCATTGCTGGCGAAATCTCCACACGGGTGGGCACGTTCATTGACGAGACCATTGGCAAAGCCAAGCAGCTCGGCAAAGACATCGTCAACGGAATTACCGAGGGCATCAACGACGCCAAAGACAAAGTCCGCGAGGCGCTGGCCAATGCGATTAAAGCCGGCATTGATTTCATCAAGAAGTTCCTTGGCATTGCCTCGCCCAGTCGAGTTATGGCAGACGCCATCGGTGCTCCGATTGCGCAGGGCATCGCCGCAGGCATCGTGAGCGGCATACCGGACATCCAGAAAGCGCTTGGGCTCACTGTGGCGGCGGGGACAGGTGCGCCAACACAAAGCGTGCAAAACTTCTACCTCACCGCCAACTACCAAACCGCACAGAGCCAGTCATCGCTGACCGCTGACCTGCGAGCGATGCAGTTACTGGCAGGAGGCGTCGCATAATGGCATATAGCATCACGTACACGACAGGCGGCACGACATACGACCTCAACGGCACCAATGCGTCGCTGGGTGGAATCCGATTCAACTACCTCGGTGACCAAGGATTCGGGCTTGCGCCGCTCCACCGCATCACACAGCGTGGCCCACTGCAGCAGGGCGACAGCGACATCGACTACCGCCTCGATCCGCGCATCCTGCAAATCCCGCTCGTGGTGGAGGCATCGACGCTTGACTCCAGCTACACCGCACGCCAAGCGTTGCTCCGAGTCTTCACGCCGTCAAACGGTGGGGGGATTCTGCGCATCACGACGGATACCTATGACCGCGCCATCGTGTGCAAGACGCTGGGAGGCTTGGATTTCAACGTTGACCAAGGCGCAGGCTACAATCTGCGCACCGTCGTCCAGCTCCGT